CGCCGCGGGGGAGGGGCGCGCCGGGAAGGACCCGCAAGAGGGGGGGGGCGGCGAAGGCCCATGCCCCCCAACGAAAAACCGCCCCCCGATTTCCCGAGAGGCGGCTTGCGAACCTTTTTATCTGTGAGGGAATATGCCGCAATAGGAGGCGCTTGTCAAATCGCCTTTAAGTCATTGGAGATGAAGTGGTTTTTGACCTCATCCCCGTTGGAATTCTAGGCGGCCTTCTTGGCCTTTGCCCATGGCGCGGGCGCGGAGGCAGGGGGAATCGGCTCGAAGTCCTGAAGACCATCGGCCAGCACGGCAGCGAGCAGCACAAGCCCCGCATGCCAGCATCGATATTCCGCCCGATAGAAGGCGACATCATCGGCGGTGAAATCGCGCCCTGCCTTTCGGGCGCGGCCCCGCTCATCCCGGTCCGACCGATCAGTCACACCGCGGTCCCGCGCGCCGGCAGGCCGCCACCCGTCGCACCATTCGGGCTTTGTGCCGTTCTTCGCATGGATGATGAGCAGCGCCGGCAGATGGCACGGCGTGAGGGGAGCGCGCACGCCGCTCACCTCCATCCAGAAGCGCTTGGCCTTGTCGCGCACGAGGCTTGCCCCCGCGCTCTCGATCCGGTCCGGGTTCCACACGCCCCCCTCATCATCGATGAAGAGATCATCGAGCCGCAGCACCGTGTCATGGATGATCTCGGCATCGGCCGGCGCACGGGGGGCGAACATGCCGGCAGGCGTGGGGTTGTCGATGCGCACGCCATATTTCAGGAAATTCTCACTCGCCACCACCCATGCCGCCGCGCCATTGCCCCGGCCGCTGGTTTCTCGCATCACACGGTCCACCTTCTGCCGCTGATAGGCCCAGCGAAGCAATTCCTCGATATCGATCCGTTCTTTTGCCACTTCGCCATTCCTTTCGAGGGTTCGAGGGTCGTTCGAGGGTGGGAAATCCACCCTCGAAGCCTTTTTGCCTTTATCTCTCAATATCTTATTTCATTCTTTCGAGGGTTCGAGGGTTAAACCTCGTAATGTATATAGAAAAAGAGAAAGCGCAGTTTTCCACCCGAAGCCCTTTTCATATACGTATAGGCGCGCGCGACCCTCGAACCCTCGAAAAATCAGAATAACCGCTTGAACCAAAACCCGTTTTTCGCTTCGAGGGTCGCGCCGCGACCCTCGAATGACCCTCGAACCCTCGAAGAATTCAGAGGGTCAACGACCATATCGACCCCCGTAATCAGCGGGCTGCGGGTTTTCGGGCACATTCTCAAGGCCGATTTCCAGCCACATGCGCGTTCGGTAGCGCTTGTCTTCGCGCACCAGGCCCTTTTGCTTGAGCGCAAGCGAGAACGTCTTTTCACCCCAGGGTTTGATGGCATTGGCCTCGCACCACCTGGCGAAGCCGCCATACATCTCCCGCGCGGGCACCATGTCGCCGGGCCGGCTCACCACACAGGCCCCGATGAAAGCGCCCACCGGGTCGCTGTCCTCGCGGTGGCTCTGGGTCAGATCGCGCACGGCGGGCGGGTCTTTCAGCCCCTCGCGCAGGAAGATCAGGGCGCCCTCGATCAGCCAGTTGAGAATACCGGCGCCCTCGGCCATGAATTCGCTCACCACCTTGGGAAGGGGGCGCTGCTCCTCGTCTGGCAGCGTGACCGGCCATTTCACGAATTTGAGGCGCCTCCAGATGCCTTTATCAAGACCGCCGATTTCCGGCATCTGGTTGCCGCTCATGAAGGGGATGAACTCGGGCACCATGTCGAAAAAGCCCTTGTTGAGGTGCCGCACAGGCATGGGCTCGCTTCCGGTCATGGTTTTCACGAGGCCCTCGCGCATCGGCGCGCCCCTGGGCAATTCGGCGATCGCCACGAAGCGCTTGCCCTGCAGGCGTGCGAAGTCGGGGCTGGCCTTGTCGCCAGATTGCTCCATCGAGCCCGTGATGCTCTCTGGCTTCAAGCGGCCGGCATAATCGCCGCAAAGCTGCGCCAGCGTTTCCATGAAAACGCTCTTGCCGTTGGCGCCGTCGCCATAAAGAAAAATCAGCACCTGCGTGGAAGCGCCGCCGATCAGCGAGCGCCCGGCCGCTATCTGCAAAAACCGGCGCTGCTCCTCGTCAGGCTGGAATCTTTGCATAAACGCATCCCAAAGGGGCGAGCGGGCTTTCGGGTCATAAGTCACCCGGCTCATCTTCGAGATCCGGTGCTCCGGTCTGTGCGCTTCAAGCCGCGCGGCGGCGGCAATCACGGTCGCCCACCTCTCCCCCTCGGGGTCGGGGCATTCCGGGTCAATCTCGCGCGTTTCCTGCCGCTCGAACACCAGGGTTCCATTTTCCACATTGAACCGCATCGGGTCCGAATCGAGGGCTGCGGGAGAAATCGTCCGGTGCGGCAGCGCCTGGGCAATCATGGCCACGGTGCGCGCGCGGTTCCCGCAGGAAATCGCGAATTTCCGCCGCCCCTCGCGCCGCTTCTTCAAGGCCTCGGCAGCGGCCTGCCCGGCCTCGATTTCCTTGCGCTCCTCCGCGCTCAATTGGTCCACGGGCTTGTTCAGCAGGGTCTGCGCGCGGTCGATCAGGAATTGCGCATCCATCGGCGGGTGGATAAATTGCGCCTCCAGCTTCATCAGCCGGGCCGTGTCCTGGGCGCAGCGCTCCACCTCGTGGTCGCCGCCTTCAAGCTGCCAGAAGCGCCCCTCCCAGGCATGCAGGCCGATCTCGCGCACATTGAGAAAACGATCGCCGAACAGCCGAAGCAGGCGCTTGCCATTGTCCGTGTCATTCTGGTCGAGCCCCGCATTGGCCGCGATCAACTCAGGGTCAGCATCGTTCGGTGGCGGTCCGTCCTCGCCGGGCCCGGCATCGCCATCGTGCTGGAATGGGTCGATATCGGCCTCCGGTTGCGTATCCCCCGGCGCGGCCACGCTCACGGCTTCTTCCACCAGAGCGGCGATCCTTTGCGCGGAATCGTCACTCATGCGTCACCACTGGAGCCCCGTCGGGCCAATCGAGCGTCTTGATCGGCGAAGTGGCCGTAAATCTGTCTGCCCCCCCCCTCTGCCCATCATCCAGCCCGCCAAACAGCCCCCCGGCATCGGCCACAAGGCCGCGCGCCTTTGCGGCCTCACGCGCGCGCTCTTTCGGGCCGGCCAAGGCCAGCGCCATGCGGCGGGCAATATCGGCCTGATATTCAACCTCGCGCTCGAAAAGCAGCGCGCGGAACCCCCCGCGCCAGGCCGCCTCGCCGGTTGTGCCCGTGCCCGCAAACGGGTCGAGCACCAGGCCGCCCGGCGGCGTAATGAGCCGGCAGAGCCATTGCATCAGGTCCACGGGTTTCACGGTCGGGTGTTTCGAGCCCAGCCGATCATCCTTGTCCGCCTTGGCGGAATAAAAGAACCGGGCGGCGGAGCCACCAGCATCGGCGTGCCCAAGCGTGACATGTGGCAAATCGCGGCCCTTTGCGACCGACTTAAACTCGCCATTGTTGCCAGGCTGGCCAGAACTCGCGCTGGTTTCTGGAAAGCACTCCACAACCTCGGCGCTGCCATCATGCAGGATATTTGCGGGGAAGCGGCCAAGGGTTTCGGTGCGGCTGCCATCCGCTGTTGCCGGTATATCAACGCGACCTTCTGACGCGCGCCAGGTGCGCTGGATCGTCCGATACTGGGAAACAACCTCAACGCCCACCCGGCACGCATCGACATTGATCGCGCCCGTGCCATGCGCGAGGACGTTCTCGACCACGGTGCCGATCAAAGGCTTCCGCGCGAGGCAGATCGGCTCCCATGCCGGCTTCAGCGCCGTGCCCCAGCCCTGCCATGCCGTGGCCTCTTCGCTTGCGGGGGCGGTGATTTTGTGCCCCGGCGCACTTGTCAGACCCACTGAGTTTACGCCGGCGCTGCCGTTTGTCTTTTTTGCGGCATGCGGCGAATCCCCGATTATCTGCCGCTCGGCACCGGCTGCCTTGTCAATCGCCTTGCTCACGTCATGGCTTTTGGGAAATCCCGTGCCATAGGCCCAGGCGAGTTGATCGCGAATCTCGAAGCCCGCATCCTCGATGGCACAGGCCAAACGGTGATAGGTGCGCGTGCCTGAAAACGCCGCCACATGCCCGCCGGGCTTCAGCACCCTGAGGCATTCGGCCCAGAACTCCACCGCGAAGGCAACATCGCCCGTATCCCATGCCTTGCCCATGAAGCCGGCC